CTTTTTATGTTTGACCACGCACTTGTTATAAGCGTTAATAAATTATCCCAAACAGTTGAAGCAGTGGAGCTGATTGTGTCCCATATACTACTTAAAGCAGATAAAATCGCATCCCAAATATTGCTTGTTGCAGTCTGGATATTATCCCAAACGCTTGTAATAATTTCTTTGATTTGGCTGAAATCGCCTGTCACGACGCTGACGATTGTGAGTAAAATACCGGCTAGCACAGATTTAATTGCATACCATACGTTTGATGTAATCGTCTTGATGGTGTTCCATACAGTTTGAATAGTGTCTTTAATCCCATTAAATATCGGGCCTACAAGACTCATTAAGTTGTTCCAAATTCTAGATAAATGACTGCTTATAAAATCCCAAACAGACGATGTAACATTTTGAACCGATGTCCACAAGTTACTGAAAAATGAACTTATTGGCGTCCAAATTGATTGAGCCACGCTTACTATTCCAGTCCATATAGCGGTTAGTGTTGAAGTGATAACGTTCCAAACAGTTGTGAATATATTGGTCACGATATTCCATAGTTGACTAAAGAAATCAACTAAACCGTTCCAGATTGTTTTCCCGGTTTCAACAATACCTTGCCAAATAGTCGTTAGCACTTGTTTGATCCCTTGCCATACAGTAGAAAAGACTTCTTGGACTTGTGTCCATAAATTCATGAAATATTCTTTTAAAATATTGAAAATGTTTGTGGCCGCTTGAACAATCATTTGCCATATTGTTTGTGCTACGGTCTTGATTGTTTCCCATGCGCCAGACCAATCGCCTTGAATCACTTGCATGACAACTTTAATAATTCCTAGAACGACTTCCAACGCAACGCTTATGACCGTTTGGATAACTTCCCACACGACTTGTGTGACCGTTACAATGGTCTGCCACGCTGTTTGAATAATCGGAACAATAACAGCCATCGCCGTTTGAATAATTGTTTGGATAACAGTCCATCCTGTTTGCACAATCGTTGAGATAACACTCATCACTGTTTGAATAACCGTTTTGATTAAGTTCCACCCTGTTTGAACAATAGGCATGATAACGGCCATTGCCGCTTGAACAATCGTTTTGATGACGTTCCACGCCGTCTGAATTGTTGATTTAATTAATTCTTGGTTTTCAGAGATAAACGTTTGAATTCGAGTCCAGATTTGCGAGACAAATTCAAAAATTGATGTTAGAACCGTTTGAATAATTTGAGAAATGAAGTCCCATGCGACTTGAATCACTTGTTGTATAGCAGTCATTACTGTTGTGATAACATTCTGTATCGATTGCCATACCGATTGAATAACATTTCTTACCGTTTCATTTGTTTGATATAAATAAACTAATGCAGCCACAGCTCCAGCTACGACGGCGGCAATTCCAGCAATTACAGCAATCACTTTGATTATTGGTGCAGCTAACATGGTAAAGGCTAATCCTAGCACTTTAACCAATCCAGCCATGGTTGATATGATTGGCCACACTATCTTGAATCCAGAAATCAAACTCGGTAGAACACCAAGCACAGTACCAAACGCAAGAAGCAATGGTCCGATTGCGGCCACTAAAGCACCGAATGCTATAGCGACAACTTGAACACTTTGAGGTAAATCAATAAAGGCATAAACGACTTGAGTAAGCACTTCAATGATTCCAGATAATGCGGGGGCTAGAAGGCTTCCTATAGTTATACCTAGTTCTTTGATGGCATTCCATAATATTTTCGCTTCGCTGGCTAACGTACTCCACGCTTCTTGTGCTTCGTCACTTAAAGCAGTGTTCTCTTCCCAAGCGGTATTTGCTAAATCAAATGCTTCTGCTGTTAGGTCTCCGGCTCCAGCCAGACGGCTTAAAGTATCTGTGTTTCTGATACCCTTAATACCTAATTCTTCCAATGTGGAAACAACGTCCCCACCAGAAGATTGCACTTCACCTAGTCCTTGAATAAAGGATAAGATAGCTTCTTGAGGATTCTGTTGCCATTGCTGAGCAAACTCTTGAGCGCTCATTCCAGATACACGAGCTAATCCTTCTAAGTGGTCACCACTCGATAAGACTTCTGTATTGATATGTTGTAAAACTCGTGACATCGCAGAGCCACCTGCTTCAGCCCGTATACCAACAGAACTCATTGCTCCAGATAAAGCCATGATTTCAGATTCAGTTAATCCAACTTGTTGACCAGCCCCGGCTAATCGTTGAGCCATGTCTACAATCTCTGATTCCGTGGTTGCCATGTTGTTCAATTTGTTATCGTAAAGGTTTTTTATCCTTTACTTCTATATGTTTCCATATAGTTCAGCATACATTTTCATCTACAACTTAACTTGTTTAGACGACGGACACTCGTGGGAGTATTTTTGCTCTCTTAATGCTCAACTCCTATGCGTTACGGTGACGAGTGATGTTCTCGCTTACCTCGGTATTGTCTTGCTTTTTATAGTATTAAAAAAGCACCCTTTTATAAGGATGCTTGAAATTCTTTAAATTGTGTTTCTGTATTATTTCCGTATCCATAATTAGAATGGAATTTTTTATGGCAACTTTCGCATAGTGTAATTCCATTATCTAAATTGAAACGATCTTCTTTATGGCTGTTCCACGATTTTATATGGTGTGCATTTAATTTGCCACCTTTTGAATTACACAATTTGCACGTGTATTCATCGCGAACAAATATCTTGTCGCGCCATTTTCTTATTTTACCATTAAACATATCTCTTCTTAACCTTTCTTCCTTGGTTAAATCCGGATTATATTTGTAATGGTTTTTTCCTGACCGTTTCTCTAAACCACATCTGGAACATCCGTGACCTTTCAAAAATAATTCCGGCATTTTGTGGAATTCATGACCACATACATTATGTTTAAATAAAATAGGAGTCCTTTTATTTACATATTCACCGATAATTTCATATTCATCTCCGGTTAATTTGTAAACTTCTTCTTTAAAGGATTCAGTGTTTTTGTTCATATTCCCAAAACATTTAGGACACCTATTCCCAAACAAAAAGTCTGTTGGCCTAACGTTATATTCGTGGTCACATTCATTATGTTTCATTACAACATTCGTTTTTGCACTATTGTATTCACTTAACAACGAATATTTATTTCCAACTAATTCTTGTATCTCTTTTTTAAACTTTTTCGTTGTCTTTTTAGATTTTATAAAACACAAAGGGCATCGTTTGCGAGTTTTAAAATTTCCCGGTCTAATGAAAAATTCTCTACCACATCCTTCATGATACATAAGAATGTCAGTGTTATTGTTTACATATTCCCCTAAGACCTTGAACTCATCGCCGAATAAATCTAAAACATAATCAGAAAATTTCTGTGTGTTCCATTTTGCTGTCATATTAATTACCTCCCACAGTAATACCCATATATAAATAAGTGGCAGGCAAGTGGGTGCTTGCTTTTCGCTCCGTCGAGCTAGCCACAACTTTATTTTACTATAAAAAACTTAAGAGTTCTACCGATTTTGTCCGTTTTTTTACGCCGCTAATTTCGTAGCGGTTGGGCAACTATCTTTACCCAAAGACACAACAACCGAACCTAAACGATCAAACTCCGATTGGGGCATTCCTGTGATGTTTGCTAAACGAGCTAAGGCAGTGGCTGCTTCGTCGGAACTCATATTTGTTGACGTTCCTAACATGACCATGCTCTCAGTAAAGTCTAAGATGCTGCCTTTTTCGATACCTAACTGCCCGGCCGTTTCTGCCACGCCAGCGATCTCCGTTGCAGCAACAGGCATTTCACGAGACATCGCAAGAATTTCACTTTGCATGCCCGCAAATTCGGATTCAGTTAACTCAGTTGTTTTTGACACACCGCGCATAGCTGTTTCCATATCCGAAAATGCTTTTACGCTTCCAGCGGCTGCTGCCATAATTGGCACAGTCACTCCGGCTGTCATTCCGGCACCGATTCCTTGCAGAGCTTGCCCGACTCGTTGTGTCATACCTTCTGTAGTTTGTTTAAAAGTATCCATAGAACTTCGAGCTTTAGCCATTCCACGAGTGAAATTACTAACGTTCGCTCGTAAATTCGCTATTAAATTAAAATTTGCCATTGATTACCTCCTCCCCGAGTTCATCAATCGATTGCGCTCAGCTAAACTAACGCGTTTTTGTTCTTTCTTAGACGGCATAAAGATCTGTCGGAAATTATCCTGTTTATCGTAAAAGTCTTTAAAACTTTCATACGCTGAACGAGTATTTCTCCCACTTCCTTTAGTCGCCTGAACCTGTTGGTTATTCCACGATTGCAAGGCCGTTAAAAAACGTTCTTCTTCTTGCTTAATCGCATGGCCTAATCCATACAGTCTAAATTCATACAACGTCATGTCCCCCGCTTCTTTGGGAGTTATTCCATAACGTCCTATCGCAATAGCCTTCATTTCATCGATAGTATAATCAATCTCATCTTGTTCTATTTCTGGTTCTTCGTAATACCCATTTCTCTCGAGATTGCGGGTTGCTTTCCCAGCTCCGTTTCGATATCGTCAAAAACTTTATTGAACTTTTTATCGTCTGAGGAGATATCGTTGATAAATTCTTCAATATCTTCATTACTTGGTTTTTGGCGCAACGTAGATGTGCCGCCTTTGATAAGCAGGCGCAATGCTGTAGGCATTCGTGATTGCATATTTGCGTTTAACATTGCAGCCCCGCCTACGTTTGTTTTCATTCCATCTGCAACCATTCCGTTTTCTTGATTAACATAATCTAAAAAGTCAAAGCCGAACGTTAATGGATATTTCTTTCCGTTAATTTCTAATTCCATGTTTAAAAATCTCCTTTATATTTAAATAAGTAAAAAAGGGAGCATTAAGCCCCCCTTTTATGTTTGTATTACTCTGACTCTCCTTAAGGCGCAGGGGCAGAACCAGAGTCAGATCCACCTGCTTGCATAGATTGGTAATCATATGCATTAGCACGTCTTAAGTCAGCCACTTGATCATCTGATAATGTATCTGTTCCTTTAGCGCCTTTGCCATCAATCGCTAATGTATAAGAAAGCTCTACTTGTCCATCTGCAGCCGCTGATAATTCGAATGATGTAAAGAACCCTCGGTAGTATTTTGCGCTTACCTCATTTGTCGAATCGTCTAACGTAGCTGTATTCACTAACCAAAATTCTAATTGGTCTACGTTGTCAAACCATTCTTCCATTTGTTCCCACATAGTGATTGTTTCTTCGTCGCTCACGTAAGCAATCGATGTAAACTCAGCGGTTTTTTCGCCATCTGTTACAACGTTACGAGTCCCTTCAATTGTAATAACGTTTTCGTTTTCTTTCTCTTTGGATACTGTCACCTCAGATTGGAAACGATATTTTGAAGCGTCGACTGTGTCTTGGTCTGCTAGTCGTCTGAAATAAGAAACGAGTACAGAACCATTTAATAATTGATCCATTCATTATCTCTCCTTTTTGTTGTATCTAAAGTCCATATCTAAGACGTAATGCAATAGTCTTGTACCATCGGCATTCTCTTTGATTGGTGTTATTTCACAGCTTTCTAAATTAATGGCATAAGAAAAAGCATCCTTGACTGTCAATAACTCGTCATGAATGCTTGTCGCTATGCTATCTATTTTATTTCTATCAGTAAGCAACCCGTAGATTCGTACCGTTTGAGTTGCTACACCATTTAATTCAGTGTTTGGGGTTCGCTCTTGGCGTTCGCTGTCAATCCAAATAAAAGGGTATCTTTCACTTGAATCAGGAACATAGTCATATGTGTCTCCATGATTCATGCAAACCATAAACAACCGTCTAAAAACAGCATTGGTAGGCGTCATCGTAATAACCCCCTAGCAACTTCCTGCATATCTTTTTGGAACTTCGCTAAAGTATCGCGCCACATAGAATCAAAGAACGGCTGCGCACTCATGAATCGAGTACCGTAATTGACAAATCCACTGTAGCCAGCTTCAGATTCAATTTGGCTCTCGAACATCCCTTTATGCTTAGCCTTAATATGATCATGCATAAACCACGTATCTTTGGGCGCGTATTTTTGTCCTTGTTTTTTTCCATATTCAGAACTGTTTTGTAATACTTTTTGGGCAGACTTTGGAGCTTGTCGATAAGCTTTATTTAAAGCTCTCATCAACTCATCATCGCCGTGCAATGTAAAAGAAGCTCTTGCCATTATTCCACCACCTTTTGAATACGTACAGCGCCCTTAATTGGTGCGTCTATTGCTTCTACAGGGATATAGGTATCATCGTTGTATTTGGCTCTCACAAACGGCTCTTGCTCTTGGTTAAAGCGAACGATCGCTATCGTGTTATCACGAGTGCCGTATTCAGTGAATTGTTGTTGCTTGGTAATAAAATTCAACAAGCAAGGCACAGTCTTATCAACAACCGTGCCTATGGCTTCGTATTCGCCTGACAGCGGATTTAACTGCTTTCGCGGTTCATCGCCGTAAAGTAAGGTGATAGTTTGCGGTGTTTTCAATAAACATACACCTTACCTTTTTTGCGTTGACTATCATCGTTTAAATCAAAGTCACGCTCTAACAAACTCATATACTCATCAAAGTCCGATTTTCCTTCGTGATAGTTTACAGAATAACCATCCACATTCTCGCTGGCCATTCCTTCAGATCCTTTTCGGTTGTAGCGTTTCGCAACCAC